TACGAATTGTTTATGTGATTTTGGTCGATGCTTTTCATCACGATCACGACCTTTGGTGGTTGTCAGCGTTCCTTGCTTGACTGTCTTTAGTATAGATCAAATGTTTTATAAAGTCAATACTTTTTGGTGATAATCTCTATTGCACCACAGCAATCACATCTTCTAACACCTATGACTAATTCACCATTTTTGTAAGCAATCTTAATCGCAGGCTCATATCCTAATTCATCAGGCTTGATGACCTTTACTCGTTCACTCTGCACTTCACATGCCGCTAAATAGTTATATACGTGCTTAAGGGGAATACCAAGAGTTATAGCCATTGATACGACTTCATCATATTTGAGATATTCAAGGTTAGGGTTACTAAGGTGTCGCATTTATTCAGTCTCCTTATTATGCGCTTTATTCCAAACTTCTTTGGGGTTGGTGTTATTCTGGACGTAAATGGCGATGACCCTAGAGCCTAGTCTAAATGATTTACGTTTTATACCATTTGCATGTGCAATCAAGCATATAGCCCTGAAACCTAACATGCCTCCTGACGCCTTGTATTCTTGATAGAGAGAAGCTAAACTTAACCAATAATGGTTTGGAGTTACCGCAGAAAAGTACTTATTCGCGATTGGGTCATTTAAATCAACATCTAAGCAATCATCTAAGTCCTCCTCTTGCGTATCACTATCCACAAAAAGTATGATACCCCTCCCAGACCCTCTAGATTTATGTCTCCATCCTAACTCTCTTATTGCTCTCCAAAAATCACGATTATTAAAATCAGACCCATAATGGGATTTAAAGTGCCAAAAAACTTCTTCTCCTCTATATTGACCTTTCTCGATGGTTGAGGCTACATTTGAGATATCACTCAGATCTATTTTGTTTTTTGTTTTTTTAAATGGTTGAGATTCGCATATTTCTGCAGATGTAGAAAGACTTTTAGCAGTTTCAATTTGAATCAATAATTCTTCAAAATCTGTTTTTATTTTTGCTTTTTTTTTAGTCATCTCTTCTTTCGTTATTGTACTATCTTTTTCTTTCTCTATAAGTTTAAGTTCTCTTGTCCTTAATGAGTTTAGCTTCTCTATTATAAAAGAATATTCTTCATTGATTCTTCTGTTCTTTTCTTTTCGGCTTTTTTCTAATAAATTTATAGTTTTAGGTATTGGTGAATTGTGATATAGCATGTTTTTATTGTAATAGAGGTTGTTACATTTTGTCAATATTTCAATTTGTGTACAATCGTCAAACTGCTACAAAAAATCACTTAATTTCTCCAAATTTTAAAAAACTCACATTTATTTTAGAAGTCAATAGGGAAAAAGACAAAAAAATAGGGTTTGTAGCAATCGCGACTGCTACAAAATGCCAAACTGCTACAGAGTTTGTAACAAAATTTTAGGCATTTAACAGTGGTAGAAGATCTATTGACAAAAGTTTGTTACAGTTGTATCTAATGTATTCTCTATGAGATATATATTATATACATACCCCCCCCTCTGTAACATAAATCTCAGGTCAAATTGCAAACTGTAACGAGTAACATTGCTATTGTGTTGACATTGTGACAACGATGTCTTTGCTATTGATATATCATTTTGAATGGCTGTCAAATCGTAGTATAATAGTGATATGACACGAATCGGAAGACCGCTTAAATTCCAAAATGTAGCAGAACTACAAGTTATGATTGACGACTATTTTGAAGTGACGCCTAAAGACGAATGGACCTGGACAGGACTTGCTCTACATCTTGATACAGACAAGTGGACGTTGACTGATTACAGGGATAGAATTGATTATGAAGGCACCCCGTTTGCCCCCTCGCTAAAAAGAGCTCTCTTAAAAGTTGAGAATGGATACGAAATTGACCTCAAGAAACACGGACGAGCTGGAAGCATTTTTGCACTTAAGAATTTCGATTGGCGAGACAAAACTGAATCAGAGATTACGAACCCTGATGGCTCTCTTAACCCTCACAAACAGCTCTCTGTAGAAGAATTAGAGGCTAAAATTGAATCTCTCCAAGCAACAAAAGATTGAGTTAATAGCTCTTTTAGAGGAGCGCAATAGGCGTAGAGCTAAAGAAGATTGTTGTTACTTCATTAACAATTACTTGATGACCTTCGACCCACGCCCTGAGTTAACAGTACATGACCTTGATTTTAATCTTTATCCATTCCAGTACGATTATGTACGAACACTGATAGAACATATTAATAGTGGCACTGACCTCTTTGACGAGAAGTCTAGGGACATGGGAGCCTCATGGCTATCTCTTGCAGTGCGCTTTTGGATGTGGCTGTTCCGCCCAGGCTATCAGAGCCTTATTGGCTCACGTAAAGAAGAGTATGTAGACAACAGGACGATTAAGAGTCTGTTTGGCAAGCTTGAATATTTTGCTAAGACTATTAAAGATCCTCTGCTGTTGCCAGAAGGCTTCGATTTGAATAAACACCGTCTACACATGAAGCTCATCAACCCTGCTAATGGTAACGTCATAGAAGGTGAGTCAAGCAATGCTAACTTCTCTCGTGCTGGTCGTTACACTGATATCTTGTACGATGAGATAGGCTTCTGGCCTGATGCTCGTGGCTCTTGGGCTGCTGGAGGTGATGCCACTCGATGTAGGCATGCTGTGACTACACCACCTGATGAACCGTCTTACGCTAAGGTTTTGCGTCATTCAGGTAAGATCGATGTTAGGACATTGCATTGGAGACTCCACCCTAATAAAGATGACGACTGGTATGCCTACGAGAAGAGTCGTAGGACAGAAGAAGAGGTCTTGCATGAGATTGATATTAGTTGGGAGTTCTCTGGCGTCAACAGACCTTATCCTGAGATCAAACTCTCTCAAGTCGGCAGGTTCGGTTATAACCCTGATTTGCCTGTTTACGTCTCTATCGACTTAGGTCTTGACGCTGTGGCTCTAGGCTTCTACCAAGCCATCCCTAATAGCGATTTTGTCTGTATGATTGACGCATACGAGAGCCATGGCAAGATCATTGACTGGTACGTACCTATCCTAGGTGGTTCGATTGACTCACAGTTCCAATACACAGGTGACGACCTAGAGTTCATAGAGATATCCAGGGGTTGGAGTTCTAAAGTGTTTTATGGCGACCCTTCAGGTAAAAGTAGCCATATCGAGAGTGACGTTAGTCCTTATGAGATCTTACGAGACAAGTACCAGATAATAGTCCAAACTAACGACAAAGAGAATGAGTGGAAACCGAGGCGCGACGCAGCTAAACGTATCTTAAGGCGTCTCAAGATCAACGACACGCCTCGTACTAGGTGGTTCATCGATTGCATTACCAACGCGTCTTACCCTAAGCGAGACGATGAGTCTCAGAGCGTACAGCCAATATCTAAGCCTATACATAACTGGACGTCTCATCACCGCACCCAACTTGAGTTCTTCGCTGTCAACTATAGAACTAAGCCTATCGACGCTGGTGTGTCGGCGCCTTATGTCGAGAGGGTGTCTCCATTCGCGCAGGCTAGTAGCAATACGCTAGACTCTTTGTTTCCAGATGAAGGAGCGGACTGGTGATCATAGACAATTCAAGATTCACAACGCTTGTGCTTGACCCCACGGTACTCGCCGAGACTAAATTCCATTGCCCATATTGTGGCAACCTACTCGTCACGCTTAACCGCAAGTTTGCTGTACTGTCTAGTGGAGCGGAACCATTCGGTAACGAGGTTCCTCTTAACATATTTAGCTTCACTATCATCTGTAAGAAGTGTAACCCTCATCACTTCTTCATCATATATCTCAACGGTAAGGGCGCAGGACTGTGATATTATTGAAGAAGAAGCTAGAGCTGTTTTAGCTTTTTTTATTTGGAGAATTTATGGACGAAGAGATATCAGTTGACCACGGTGATTTTAAGCTAGACATGAGTGATGTAGAGATCACTAAGACACTCAACGCTCGTATTAATGAGAGCAGAGACTATTTCAATGACATTACTGGTTACGACCTCAGGCGTAGGCGCAAACGTAACCAGAAGTTCTTAGAGGGAGACCACTGGTACGACTCGAGGATTAGGACGGATATACCATACGTTCAGAATGAGATCTATACAGCTCAACAGGTCATATCGGCTTATGTTACAGCCCAGATACCCGAGATAGAGGTCAGCCCTAACGAGGATACCCCTGAGGGACGTAGGTTAGCTCAGTCTGTCCACGACATCATCAAACACCATAGCGAAGAGCATGACCTCCAAGGTGTCATGTGTGACGTGGTGGGTTCCATGTTGAATAACTATTTTGGTGGGATAGAGCTAAGCTGGGACGCCGACTACGGAGACAACGGAGATATAATCATCGAGCATACTCCAGCCGAAGACGTCATCGTAGACCACCATGCAAAGAAGCGTAAGAATCCAGCTTTCATTTCGTTCACTCAAAGGTGTACAGCCAACGAACTCATAACTCTATTCCCAAATAAAAAGAAGGCTATCAAAGAGAAAGTTAGAGACAACATGAACGCTAGGATCACGTGGCGAAAAGTGTACGTCACTGTCTATATTGACGACAAGCCGACCGAAGGCTTGGTCTTCTATTTCGACGACGTCGTACTGGCTAAGGTCAAATCTCCTCATTGGATATATGACGAAGAGACGGAGGGCATTACCAACTATCTTCAAAAGCCACGCAAGCCTATCGTTCCATTCAACTTTGTTAACGACGGCAAGCATTGGATAGACAAGACTGGTCCGATGGATCAAGTCGTACCTATCCAACGCATGCTCAACCGTATCGGTAGACAGATCCAATTAGGTATAGCACATTCTGCGCCTATATTGGTCTTCTCCGCCAAGGCGCTACCTAAACCTCAATCCGATAAGATTCAGGGCAAGCCATGGGAGAAGATCACGGTTGACTCCAAGGACGTTAACACTGCTTATGGCGTGATTCAAGCTAATCCAATCCCGAGCTTCGTTGTCAACGAGATCGGACGCCTAGCCATGGTCTTACACGAGATTATGGGTACGCCTCCTCAGCTTAGAGGTGAGAGCGGGCAACAAACAGCCTCACAGGACTTAATGGCTAGGGACGAAGCTCATAATAGGCTAGATCTTCTAGTTAGGGCTATAGATCGTGGTATGAATGAATACGCTAGTCAACTACTTCAATTCATTAAAGTCCACTATACGGCGGAGCATTTCGCTGTGGTAGCGGGAGAAGACGGTAGATACTCACACGCTAGGCTCAAGCGTGACGATATTAAAGACGGTATTAAGGTCAGTGTTAAGGCTGGCTCGACACCACCTATCAACAAGGCTAGGATGGAGAAGATTGCTATCGAGCTAGCCCAACAGGGCAAGATATCCTTGCTCTCACTATATGAGTTCTTAGGTATTCCAAACCCAGGCAAGCATGTTGAGCGTGTGCTTAAAGAGCAACTGGATCCAGTCACGACGATAGAGAATATCCGTAATGACGAGCAGGACGCTAACGCTATAGAAGATTACGATTTGATTTGCGATGGTCAATCAGCCCCGCCACGAGATGACGTCGATACAAGACACATCATGACGCACAATAAGCAACTCGCTTCTAACGATTTCAAGGCTCGACCAGTCGAGGTACAGCAAGCGTTGCAAATGCACATTCAAGATGAGATAGAAAAGGCTAAGATGCTCAACAATATAACGCAAGAGGATTTGTATCCTGCGCCAGAACAAGTTGGCATAAATGCTTCTATCAGTTCTCCTGCTGGTGAGACGCAACCACCTGAGGTTGCACCTCCTCAGGCTATGGCACCACCAGCGCCACCAGCACCACCTATGGTATAATCACCATAAAAGGAGAGACAATAAATGGACGTAGATCAACTTATAATAGATGAAGGGTTAAACGATAACACCTCTTCAACTGAGAATCCCGATGTTGCCGACGATAGTAAAGAAGAGGCGCAACTCACAGAAGATCAAGGCGCTCAAAATAGCGAAGGTGAGGAGGGCGAAGAAAAGGGAGATGGCTCAGACAAGAGTGAAGAATCTGTAACCCCCCCGACCCCACTTGTCGAGCCTCCAAAGACTCAAGATCAGATAACAGTAGAAGCTAGGACACTATTTAAGGCTTTGGATCTAACAGAAGATAAGGTTTTAAACGAGCGTGGAGAAGTTACACCGTTTAAAAACATAATCAATCCAGGCGAATATATATCTAGACAGGTAAAGCCTGTGACTGTCACGGATAAAGAGGGCAAGACCCACGTCTTCAATCTGTTGTCTGAGGTAGAAGAGCAGTTCCCCAACGGGTTTGAAGCCAAGAACAACATAGAGCAACTTAAGTTCAATCAAGCTATTATGGCGAACGAAACAGCCTTTAGGGACGCTGTTAACACCTACAACAACGCCGAGAAACAGTACCAACAAGAAGTAAATTCATTGAAAGAAGAGCGAGCTAATAGCCAGAAGCTTAGTTCAGAGTACGAGAGCATGGCGAATGCTGGACTTGTGCCTAAACATGACGCCAGTAAGGGTGACAAATCTGAGGCAGTGGCAGAACTTACGAATATCATGGCATTCATGGAGACTAAGAACGCCGAACTCGCTAAGATGGGGGTTGGTAGGATCGACAGCCTGTATGTTGCCAAACAACTAATGGATATTGAGTCTAAAAAAGAAGAAAAGAATGAGAAAAAAGAGAAAATAATAACTCAACGTACTAATGTAGCTTCTTTGGGCAAGAATTCCAATCAAGATGATACGCTCATCCCCTACCCTAAGGACGTTTCTATCGGTAAATTAGCAGACATGATAATAGAGAGAGAAGGTTTAAGATGAACATATCAGTTATATTAGGTATATTACTAGCGACTAAGACTATCAGTTTGGAGCAAGCTAAGAATCTTAGAGAAGAATTCAACTCTGGCACTACTAGCGACGATCTAAACGCTATGTGGAGTAAAGCTGTAGCTGCGCTAGACAAGACGTCAGAAGCGTCGAAAAATGTAGTATCGGCGAAAGACTTTTTCAAGAAATAAATCAGTTGAT